TGTACCTAATGTACTGTTGCATTTCCCTCTTAGTCAAACCTTCTATGTCACCCAACTCAAACACTAGGCTAAGAAATCTGTCCTCTAGGTCAACCATGTCCCTACAGGCCTGATAGATTTCCTTCTTAAAGTCGTCAGTCCACAGGTCTATGTTTTCCTGTATGTACTCCCTGAATAACCTAGTCATGGCTTCTACATGCAAAGACTCATCACGTATGCTGTACGTTATTATCTGTCCCATACCCTTCATACGTCCAAATCTAGGGAAGTTAAGAAGAATAATGAAGCTGGAGAATAACTGTAGACCCTCAGTAAACCCAGAGTAAACAGCCAGAGCCTTGGCTATGCTTTTCCTGTCCCTGTTGGACACTTTAATGCTGTTAACGTACTCATGCTTGTCTGCCATGGAAGTGTACTCTGAGAAAGCCTTGTACTCAATCTCAGGCATACCCACAGTGTCCAGTAGCAGACTGTAGGCGTGTTGGTGTATGGACTCCATGTTGTTAAACGCGCCCATCATCATACGTGCCTCAGGCTTCTTAAAGATACGCATGTAGCGATCTACATAGCCTGTACTAACGTCCACGTCGGACTGAGTAAACAGTCTAAAGATTTGAGTCAACAAGTTCTTCTCATGTTCCTCTAAGTCCTGCCAATCCTTAACGTCGTTGTGTAGTGGTACGTCTTCAGGAAACCAGTGCATCTGGTTCTGCTGCACGTAGTAGTCAAACATCCAAGGATGGTCAAAGGGTTTGTAGTAGTCCCTAGTTCCAGTTAAGCTCAATTTATTGTCTCCTACTTTATTCTAAAGATTAATGTCGTAAGGACTAAGATTATCAAAGTGAGTTCTCCACCCTGTAGAATCTATTAGCTCATAGTTATTTGACATTAACTCATCGTAACTAACAAACTCCTTGGTTTCGCTAATGTAGTACTTAGCGTCTTTAATGCTCATAGTAATGCTCCTAATTTACTATTGATTTCCCACAGAAGATAGGCGACTAAACCTAACTCCGCTGCAAGTATAGTATGATACCATACCCATCTGGCTTTGTATATCCTTAGCTCCAATCTTTTTTCTTCTTCCACCATTTCGTACCTATGCACCACTTCCCTTAGTTTATGTTCAAATATCTTATCCTTCACAGGCCAAACACTCCACGTCCTCCAAGTTTATCCTTGGTATTTTTATGTTGACATTTTCAGAGTTCCTAGCTGCATTGGATCTCAGGTAGTACATGGACTTTAATCTCCTTGCACCAATCCAGTGCACACTGTTAACGTACTCTAGGTATTCGTCGTGTACCTCCTGTGGCTCAGTAGCCTTAGGAGGAGCAAAGAACAGGTTAACTGACTGACTCTGACAAATGTACTTCTGTCTGTGATGTGCATGTTCAATGACCCACAACTGGTTTATCTCAGGAGCAGTCTTAAATATCTCCTTCTCTTCTTCGCTGAGTCCCTCAATATTCTGTACAGAGCCTTCAGCAGCCGCAATGTCCTTCCAAGTCTTTTCATTGTCTAATCCTTTCTCTTGAAGAAGAGATAGAAGATACTTGTTCCTAACTTGGTAGCTTCCGGTAAGAGTCTTGTGCGTAAAAACATTAGCACGTTGCGGCTCAATACTAGGAGAAGTCTGACCACAAATAATGCTAGAAGAAGCATTAGGAGCAACAGCGAGAAGACAACTATTACGACGATTAGAACCCACCATATCAGGAGACTCCCCACGGCTTTGAGCCAGAGCTTCACTAGCTGCTGTGGCTCTCTCCTTAATATGAGAAAACGATCTGTTGTTAAAACTTGAGGCGTACATTCCCTCAAAAGGAATTCCGTTGCGCTGTAGATAAGCGTGAAACCCCATCGCGCCAAGTCCAACAGCGCGTTCTCTGTAAGCTGAATAAGCTGACTTAGCAAACCCTTTAGCGGATTCTTTAACATAGCTGCTAAACCTCTCAAAGTTCATATTGTTGGTTTTAAGCTTACTAGTGTCTCCTACTGCATGACCAATAAAATGCTCCAGTACGTTGTCCAGCATGGTTATAAGGTCACTAATAAACAGTTCTTCGTCCTTCCATTCGTCAAAGTATTCCAGGTTAACACTTGACAAACAACAAACAGCAGTTCTCTCTTCGTTGGTTGGTAAGGTTATTTCTGAACACAGGTTGGACTGAGTAATCTCCAACCCTAATTCCTTTTGTTGTTCAGGTAATGCTTCATTACACCTGTCAATGTTAACAATGTACGGTTCACCTGTCTCCGCTCTGGTGTGTATCAAAGACCACCAAAGATCCCTAGCGGACACAGTTTTAACTGCTTCCTTGGACTTAGGATCTATGAGTCTCCATGGCAAGTCCTCCTTAACTGCGTCCAAGAATGAGTCCGTTATTGTTACTGCGTTGTGTAGGTTAAGACACTTACGGTTTAAGTCTCCTCCAGTACTCTTACGCATCCCTACAAACTCTTCTATCTCAGGGTGAGATATGTCCATATACGCTGCATAAGATCCTCTTCTGGTTACGCCTTGGTTAAAGGCCAACATCTGTGAGTCAACTATATGCATAAATGGTATGCTACCAGTAGATTCACTGCCGTTAGAAGTAGGAACACCATTGCTTCTAACACTACTCCAACATCCACCCAAGCCTCCACCTCCACTTGCGAGCCATATGTTCTCATCGTAGTGAGCAGATAAACCAGTCCTTGAGTCAGGAACATGATTAAGAAAACATGAGATAGGTAAACCACGGCTCGTTCCTGCGTTGCTAAGGATAGGAGTGCTATAACTGAACCAATGCGAACTTGAGTAGTTATAAAGTCGCTGTGCAAGATCGTAGTCAACAACTCCTTGATAAGTTGCACAGTATACAGAAGCCCTAGCCAAAGCCTGTTGAGCATATTTTTCCTCCTTCCAGAAGTATCTGTCCTTCAGTGTGTCCAAAGAGAAATCACTTAAATTTTCCTCCTTGGCGTAGTCTATTTGAATACCAAGGTAGTCCTCAATCATCCTCTTCATTCTCCTGTTGTTCTAAGTCCTTAATCATTTCCTTCAAGTACCACTTGGCTTTCTTTAAGTCCTGTAGTCCATCTTTGTACTTAAACCTGTGCATGTACTTCAGGACTGCTCCGTAACAGTAAGCTTGAAACTCATGGCCTAGCTGCTGCCTAATGTACGCTATGGCTTCTATGTCCCCATTGTTATAATGAATAGGTTTATGTACTGGATCAAAGTTTTTAGTCGGTGCATGTGCCATGTTAATAATTTCTGCGTATTTCTCGCCTAACTTTTCCCCTATCCTGTTTTTGTTAATTCTGTCCCATTCCTGTGGTGTTGCGTCGTCAATGCTGCTCATCTATATAAGTCTCCTCTGTTGTTTCTTCCTTCAGGTCTTCCTCAAATCCGTCCAACCTGTTAATTAGTTTGTCCTCAAAGCGATCTAAAAGTTCTTCACTGGTTACTGCCAAAGCTTCCACCAAGTCGTCCACTTCATACCGCTCAAGAAGTTTTTCCTTAATTTCATTCATTGTTAGTGACATAATCCATTAGCTCATCTTTTTGTTGTACTGTGAAGTATTTAAACCCTTCCTTGTCGCACCATTGAGACATAGTTATTTTAGCACCTTTTCGTACTTTTTTAAAGGGGTCCGACAAAACAAATATTAATTCGTCGTCGCAACAGTCCCTAATTGCTTTGTACTTTAGTGTGTCCCCCTGTCTAAAATAACCTTTGCACTCAATCATTTTGCCAGTTGGCTTGTGTACGAAGTCAGGCTTATAAGTCCTTTTGGTTATGTACGGAACGTCATAAGGTTCATACACAAATTCCTTCTTTGGATAAAGAGTAGCAAACGTCTTCTCAAGTCCGGATCTAAACTTAGGTTTAAACAACTTCTTGGACTTTCGGTTCATTTTTAACCTCCACTAAAAATTTAGGACCAGTGGAATAAAGAAAAGTTCTTAGTTCCGGGTAGCAAGTCTTTTTAAAATGACAATAAGAACAACCTACTGGTAATTTCATATTACCTGATTTACCGTCTGGAACAGGATCATAGCAAGGTTCTGGAACTTCCTCCTTTTCCACCATTTCCTTAACATGTTTAATCCTTTCAGCTATGTCCTCCTTCAGAACTTCATACACAGGAGCTTGAGTGTCCTCCAAGTCGTACTGTAGAAAAGTCAAGTGTCCATTCTGTTTGTCCATTGCCAACCAGCCAAACTTTTTTTCACCTTCAGAGTGTGAATAAGCTTTTATCTGGTCAATGTAGCCAAAAGGATCATCAAAAGCTAAGGAAGAATCCTTAAACTTTTTAAACCCATAAGAACTGGTAGATTTAACGTCAGTTACTACTCCGTCTATACGACAATCCATAGATCCCTGGATACCTTCAACTTCACATTTTTTCTGTTCGTCTTCAACAGTATGTCCCGCCATCCTAGTAAGGAACAACAACATTTCCTCTATTAGATGACCGTACAAAAACTTAATTAAGTTATGTGATTCCAAAGGTTCCTTGGACAAGCCTCTGTAATGGTTCCAAAGAAACCTGTCCTTACGTCCTACATTGGACAAGCGTAGTTTCCTAGCGTCCCACCCTTTATTGACAAACTCCTTACGCATCAAGTCTTTCATGGCTTCCCCAAAGCGATCTATCTCAGCTTCAGCGTCCACTTCATTACCAACACGTTTAGTCTTTACTAAATTATAAATGTCTTTAACT